ATGAAATTACTCTTGTTAGTTTCAATGACAAACATTACATTATAAATATACCTGAAGCCGGGGTTGGTCCAACGGGCTTAAAAGGAATAAGATGACCGCAGATATCAATTCGCAGGGCGTTACCACAGAGAATGTCGCCGATTCTCAAACAGCTGAGACAACTCATGAGCCTTCTAACCAGGAAATTAACTGGCAGAAAGCAAATGAGACAATGTCTGAGCAAAAACGGCGTCTGGAGCAGCTAGAACAGCAGAACCAGACTTACCAACAGCAGTTGGGCGTTTTCCAAAACTATATGACTCAGATGCAACAGCAGCCTGCGCAATCTGCTCGTTCGCCTCTTGATAATTTAGCGGAGGATGATGTCGTTACTGGTGGTGAGGTAAAGGCCGTTCTTCAAAACGTGATCTCGCAGCAGGAACAATCGTTCCAGCAAAAAGTTGCTCAATATGAGCAGCAAATGCAGATCATGCAGATGAAGTCACAGTTTCCTGATTACGAAAACGTGGTCAGAGAGACTGTGAAAATGGCAGAACAAAACCCAGCGCTTGCTGAAGCGATACGAACCAGCTCAAATCCTGGTTTGTTGGCATATCAGATTGGACGCAATGCTAATGCTGGAGCTGCACAGCCATCTCAGCAAGTTGAGGAAGCTAGGCGCATGGTCGAGAATGCGCAAAAACCAGGTTCCTTGGCAGGTGCTACAGGTGGTGGTGGAGCGCTAAGCAAAGCAGACTTCTTTCTGAATATGTCTGAACAAGATTTTGAGCAGCATGTCGCTAAGGTAAAGCGCGGACTAAACTAAGAGGTTAGTTATGGCGCAAACCACTACTACTCAAGTGGGCCCTGCGGTAAGCACTATGTACGACCGTCTGCTTCTCATGCGGGCTCGTCCACATTTGATCCATACACTGTTCGGGCAGCGTAGAGATCTACAGAAGAAATCTGGTAATCAGATTAAATTCCGTCGTTACACAAACCTGTCTGTTGCGACAACACCTATTGGTGAAGGCGTGACACCTGCTGGTTCACAGCTAGCTAAGACAGACCTAACGGCGACCGTTTCACAATACGGAGATTTCGTAGAAATTTCTGATGTTGTCGACTTAACAGTCGAAGATGCAATCATTACAGAAGCTGTTGAGTTACTTGGACAGCAGTTCGGTGAAACCATCGACGCTATTGTCCGTGATACTCTTAGCTCTGTGGCTTCTGCTACAAATGCTAGCAATGGTGTTAACGGAAATACACCAACTGAGATCACAAAGACAGACGTCGATGGTGTCGTTAAGACTCTAATGGGCAACGATGCTCAGATGATCAGCGAAGTTGTCGTGGGTGCCAACAAGTTTGGAACAGTACCCGTACCGCCAAGCTACTTTGGTCTTTGCGACACAGATGTCACGGATGATATCGCCGCGATGTCTAACTTCGTCTCAACTCAAGAGTACGGACAGCAAATGCCTGTGCTAGAAGCTGAGTGGGGTTCAACAGGCCGCGTACGTTGGTTGGCATCATCTGCTGGTAAAGTTACCACAGAAAGCCCAGTGCAGTACCACAACTTCATCATTGGTAAGAACGCTTACGGTCTCACAGAGCTCGAAGGCGGATCCGCTGCAACAATCATCAAAGCCTACGGCTCTGGTGGAACAAGTGACCCTCTTGATCAGCGTGCAAGTGTTGGTTGGAAGGCTTTCTTTGTCTCCAGAATACTCAACGATAACTTCATGATCAATCTTGAAGTGACTCACTCATAAGGAGATATAAAATGTCAGCACCATTACCTTACATTGAAGTTGGTCACTTTGAGGCCGACGGAGCAAACGTAGCGCTTACATGGGATATGGAGCGTAACCCAGACGCTCTCATCATGTGGAATGAGACTAAGATGGCCACAGACGCCACTAATATTGTTCTGTTTTGGAACAAGGATTATGCGGCTGGAGATGCATCTATCATCGTTAACGAGGCAGATGCGAGCATTGGTGTCGCAGAAACCACAAACGGTATTACGCAGAATGACAGCGTCGCTTATGCAGATACCAACGATAATACCCAAGCAACGCATACTTTGAATCTGACCATTGGATCAGCATTCAGAGGGGCGGACTCAGACGAGATACATTATATCGCAATCTGGGCCAACAAGTTCAATGACCGTGGGGACATCAATGCTTAGCGTTGATATGTAGTCACATTTATGGTACTCTTTGGGAACACAAACCCAAGGAGTACCATGAAACGTCAATGTCATTATTGCCATCAAGAAAAAGCAGCTATTGGATTCAAAGGTCGCCGCTGCAAAGATTGCGAAAGCAAAAGACAAAAAGAATACAGAGAAAAAAACGCTGAAAAGCTCAAGCAAAAGCGTAAAGAAAAATACTGGGCTGATCCAGAACACGCCAAGCGTGAAGCCCTGATGTGGTACTACGAAAACGAAGAGATAGCTAAGAAAAGAAATAGGGATTATTGGCACGCTACCAAAGAGGAACGGAATGCTCAGCAACGGGAAAAGTATCGAGCAGAAGGCTGGAAACAGAAAACTTATGAACACATCAAGCGGTTAAGCAATCCAGAGTACCGAAAAAAGGCCAATATTCGAGCTAAAGAATGGTATAGGAAAAATAAGGACCGTCGCCGTGAATACGAGAAAGAGTACGCTAAGCGTCCAGAACGTATAAAGAAAAATAAGTGCCGTAGAGAAACAAAAAACGCAATATTAAATGGGCGGATAAAAGTAGAAACAACGTGTCTTCTTTGCGGCTGTGGTGAAACCAAATTAGAAGTTCACCATTTAAATTATGATGATCCATATGATGTTGTTTGGTTATGTAAAGCGTGCCACAGAAAATGGCATACCACTGAAAAATTAAAGAATTTGATTGGAGAATCAGATGCCACGACCCAAAAAAAACCCTGAAGACCGCTCAGAATCAATGCCTGTAGACGTCACACAACCAATTCCCGTCCAGGTAGTCCAACCACAAATGGAGAATCCGTGGGCTGGCAAATATCCCATGGAAGACGACCCTGTTTCTAAGCGCACCTATCGTTTTACATACAATCAACAGCCTGGCACACCTCTTGAATTTACTAAGGGCCGCACTGTTTTGAAAAAAGGTACTGGTCGACCAGGCACTGTCTACGAAAAATATTGCTTGGAAGATGGTAACGAATATGAGCTCCCAACTGACGTTGCTGAACACTTGATGAGTCTTACTTATTTCGAACAAGGTCAAGCTAGGCCACGTTGCACTTGTGTCCCAGTGGCTGGATAAGCTAAAGTTTATTTAGATTTTACGGGGGTAAACCATGGCCATTGTCGCAAATGATGTTAGGTGGACATTATCAGATATTCGCACGAAAGTTCGCAATCTGAGTGGTCGACCCTCAACGAATCAGATATCGAATGATGCACTAGATGAGTATATCAATCGATTTTACACTCAAGATCTTCCTTCTGTGCTTACTCCTCGAGATGTGGAAGGCTGGTGGAGATTGCAAACTCTTGCAAATGTCCCTAAGTACAGTAATGAAGATGGCAATTGGGTCCTAAAAGGTCCTGTCTATGTGAACGGTGTCGAAGCAGAGCTTTTCACGGACCCAACTTGCTTTTATGGAAGATATCCCAAGACGTATCAAACGCGTGAAAATGTCGGTAGCGGTGATGGAGCTACTGTGACATTTACTGGAACGCTTGGACATACGCCAATAGACCCGGAAAACATTGTTTTCGATGACGATTTTGAGCGTTTATCTGTTCGCTCAAGGCCAAAGATCACAAATGTAAGTCAGCAATCACCAGCTGTAATCACGACTGATTCAGGTCATAATTTAACAACAGGTGATCAGGTTCAGATAGTTGGTATGCTTTCTGGAATGACAGAGCTTGATAATGTTCAGAGTACTGTAACGGTGATTACGGGAACGACATTTCAGCTAGATGGTGTTGATTCTACTAACTTCACTCCTTATCTGAAGGGTGGAGAAGTTTATGCTATCGAGGTCGCATTGCTATCAGGTGATTTTGGTGGAGCAGGAAGAGTTACACTTAGCTCTGGCGCGTTCTCAATTACGTTCAACACAGCTCCAGCCAATGGTCAAGATTTGAGGGCGAGTTATGAATTCTATAATCCGGGAATTCCTGTGGCTGCTCTTTATTACGATCGTGAGCTTTATCTTACTCCTCCTCCCGACGGCAGTTATCTGATTGAAGCGAAGATCAATGAGCGTCCAGCCCCTTTGATTAATGAAACGGATGCTTTGCTGTTCGATGACTGGGGGAAACTGGTGGCTTACGGTGCTGCGATTGACTTTCTTAATGATGAAGGGCAGCAGGATGCTTCGGCTTTGTTAGAAAGACAGTTTCAGCGCCTTCTCAGTACTGCAAAACGCAGGGATTTAATAAATACTCAGGACAGCCGCTCTGTCCCTAGGTTTTAACGAGGTACTCCATGGTTTGGGACAAAACAAAACCCGCAGCAACTGATCTTATCAGTGATTCGCAGGGAGATATTCAGGGCAATTTCCAAGCAGTTGAAGAGGGCGATGTCCCATTTGAGCGGCTAGAGTGTGCAAATTCAAATCCTCCAGCTACAGGCAAGGCAGATTCTATCTACGTCTATGGTAAAGATGCCAATTCAAAAGCCGAACTTCATTCACGTGATGAAGACAATAACGAAGTACAGCTAACATCAGCAGGAAAGATGGGTCATACGACTACAGATGTCGAAATGAATTCATATACCTTTGATGGCACTGTAACCTTTGCAGAACAGCAGCAGATTGCGTGCTGGAGAGTGTTTAACAACGCCCTGTCGATCGATTTCGGCCATGGATGTTCAGTCACTAAAAATTCCACTGGAAACTACACCATAACATTCGATGCAAACGTAGTGACCACAGCTAATTACGCTGTAGCCGGATCAGGATCCAGCAATGTCGCCGTCAACGCAGCATTCAATGACACCACGTCATTCAATGTCCTGACAAGATCCACAACAGAC